CATCCTTATGTTCTAATAGGGTTGTTTAATTTACAACTACATATTAAATATTTAAATTATGGTGCCGTTTATGGGCCCAATAGTGGATTAAAACGATTTGTCAATTTAATTATATCGCCTAATTTAAGGGATAAGCCCATTCTAATCAAGTACATTATTAAAAATGCGTTGGATCCATTATATCATGAATATAAAGAACAGGGGTTCATTCAATTTCACCAGTTGGAGGCCTTTTTTGGATATAGAAATTCCCATCTTATAATTGATGAAATATATGATGACTATCTTGCTTGGACAACTGGCGATCAGAATAAATATTCTCAGATTCAGTATAACTTAATAATGGATAATATGGCTAAATTTACGTCGTTTCAGGAGGTCCTGGGAGACCCCACGACTTATTTAATGGCATCAGGAGTAGCTGAAGGAGTGAAGGTTCCAATTCGAGAGTCTGATCGGAAAGTGTCCGTTAATAAAACAACATTTTTTAATTTGGTTCAGGACCCGAGTACATTTAAGGATTTTCCAATCTTTGACAATAGTGTCATTATTAAAAAAGAGGAATATATAAAACAACGAATTGTAATCAACTCAACTTTAAATACATACCCCCCTCTTGCAAAGATTAACCAAGTAATAAAAAAATCTATGAAAGGCACAGGCCATATGTATATGACTATGTCAAAGGGGCAGAAGGCTCAGTTGTACAGTCGAATTGAGAGGTATCTTCTATATAATAGACATGTAGGTCATAGATACCTACTTCTACCCCTTGATTATTCTTCCTATGATCATACTATAACTATGGGGTTTATCAGGGCTGTCATTGAGTCCTTAGGGACGGAAATTAGGTATTATAAGGAAATGAAACAACTTTACGACGAGTTCTCCTCTAAACTTAAGAATGAGCGTATATACTTTAAGGATTTGGCTGAGGTCAAAAGCCTTAATGATATAAGTAGAAAATATTTATTTGGAATGTTATCAGGATGGAAGATTACTAGTTCCGTCGAAAGTCTGGGGAATGCTATATCAACCTGGGCTATTTGTAAGATATTAGGTCTTCCATTGGCTGATCTTGTGACGATGGGGGATGATTTAGTAATAGTTCTGGACAAGCC